ACCGAGGCGTGGGGCGGCTACTTCGAGCAACTGAAGGACCCCGAGGAGGAGAGCGATGCCATCGCCGCGGCGTAGGATTGTTGTCGAGGTCATCCCCGAGGACGCGGCACTGCTGCAGCAGTATGGGAGAGCCGTGCGCGCGCTCATCGCCGTGCTCGGCTCGCTCGCCGGGAAGTGCGACGAGCTTGAGACGCTCAAGTCGATTCAGCGGCGCGCGCAGCCGCGGCTCGACCAGCTCGACGGTTCGGATCGGGAATGACCAGGACGCAGTTGGACGCATCTGCCATGAAGCCGGGAGAGCAGCACGCGACCATCATCCTGTGGGTCCTCCTGGCACTCGACGAGCATGGGCCCCAACTGGCGCGCTCGCTCCGGCACGAATGCGGTCGCGTTGAGCCGACGATGGGACGGCAGGGCCCATTCTGGGATGGGCTCCGGCTCTGCCGTGAGCTGAGGCTGGTAGAAGAGGTGGCTCACGTCGAGGGGACCGTTCCGGGCTGGCAACTCTCGGATGAAGGACGGCGCTTCGCGGTCTCGCGAGAGCGACTCGACGGCGCGCGTGGAGCCCAGTCTGGCGCCGGGCGCGCGACATATCGAGCACAGGGCAGAGCGGCCAGTCGTACTTCGGCGTGGGCGTCGCCCTGAAGCACCGGCTACCTGGTCGGCGACGCCCTGGTATGAGCGCGCCCATCCTGTCCGTCGCGCCGCGGGAGGCGATGACGCTCTCGATCGACGCGATGCGGGAGGCGTGGGAGCGCGTCCGCGAAGCCTCCGGGCCGCGACCGCAGTACCTGCTGCTGCACCCCAACGATTACTACGACGCGCTCGTGCGCCTGCGCGACCCGCGCTGGCTGGCGATGCCGTTCCGGGTCGTGCGCGGGGAGTCGCGCGGCGAGACCGATGAGCGGTGGCGCCGGCGGCGAGCGTTCATCCGGGCTTCGGCATGAGCGACCCCTACCTGCGCGACAACCTCTACTCGCTCGCGCTGGATGTCGCGCGTGGGTACGTGGAACAAGGCGCCTACGTGGTGGCGTTCGTGAACTTCCTGCTCGCGCTCGTGCAGCTGTAGCGGCAGGGTCCCGACGCAACCTCGGCCATGGAGGGCACACCCCATGGCCGAGCTTCCCGAGATCGCACCCGTACGACCCGCACCCGAACCCCCACCGACCGATGACGAGCGCGCCGCGCAGCTGAAGGCGATGGCCGAGGCGATCGGCCAGGACCTGCAGATGACGCGCTTCGCGATGCTGGCCGTGTCGCGGCAGTGCGCCGGCGAGGTCCTGGGCATGGTCCAGCGCGAGTCGAACAACATCGACCGCATCGGGCGCCTGGTCGAGGTGGCCAACAAGGCGCTGGGCGCGGCCGAGGCGTCAGCGCGTGCGGCATGCCGGGCGCTGAACCGTGCCGACACGCGTGTGCAGGCAGCCACGCAGATGCTGCGCGACGCGGCGCTCGGGAAGCCGTCGGCCGCGTTCATACCCGCACAGACCTCGACGCCGTGCTGGATGGACGGGAAGAGGTGCGCGGGGCATCCGGGCGATACGTTCCCGCGCTGCGGGCGGTGCGGTGCGTCGGGCATCGAGGCGGCCGCGGCATGGGCGAAGGGCTCGTTCACGGATCGCATCGTCGCGGCGGTCATGGGCGACATCCGCGAAGGCGACCCGGTCGCGAAGTTCGAGCCGCCGTCAGCGGCCGGCAAGTAGCCGGGTCCGAAGGGGCCTTGAAGCATGCCCAAGCCGCTGAAGCTGGGGGGCGAGAAGACCGAGACGCGCATCGCCTGGGTGGTCGAGCAGCTCGAGCGCACGCCGCGGGACTCGGTCGTGGTGCGCGCCGCCGCGCGCGAGTTCGGCGTGACCGACCGCCAGGCGCGCGAGTACGTGCGCTCGGCCTACGAGCGAGTCCGCGACCTGCGCAAGGAGGTGGCGCCGTTCGACTTCGACCGCATGGAGGCCATCAAGTACCAGGTCATCGAGAACGCGCTCGCCGACCGCGAGCGCGCGTTGCTGTGCTTCGGCGAGGTGCTCTCCATCGAGGCCAGCGACCGCGCCAAGTTCCTCGCCGTGGCGGTGAGGGCCGGCCAGGTGGTGAACGCGGCCTCCGACCAGCTGACGCGCATGCACGGGCTGTACACCGACAAGGTCGAGCACTCCGGCGACCTGGGCGCTGCGGCGCTGACGCCGGCCGAGCGCGAGGCACGCATCAAGGCGCTGCTGGCGAAGCGCAAGGCCGGCGGTGCTGAGCGAGGCTGAGGAGCGCGAGCTCGCCGAGCTGCTCGAGGTGCAGTACGGCGGCGAGCCGCTCGAGGACTTCATCGTCCGCATGACGACGAGCGCGGGGAAGCGCCTCGACCCGCCCGCGCACATCAAGAACCTGCTCATCCCGCACCTCGAGGCCGCGGCGCGCACGCCGAAGCGCCTCGTGATCTGCATGCCGCCGCGGCACGCGAAGTCGCACACGGTGATGCACGCGATCGGCTGGCACCTTTCGCGCAACCCGCACCTCGTGAACGCCTACGTCTCATACAACGAGAAGCAGACGGCGAAGTTCTCGCGCAAGATCAGGCGGATCGTCGAGCGCGCGGGCGTGAAGCTCGACTCGCAGCGCCTCGACTACTGGACGACGCGCCAGGGCGGCGGGATGAACGCGTCCTCGTCGCTCACCGGCGAGGGCATCACCGGTTGGCTCGTCATCGACGACCCGTTCAAGGAGCGCGAGGACGCCGAGTCGCCGACGATGCGCGAGAACGTCTGGGACTGGTTCACCGACGTGGCCTACACGCGCCTGCAGCGGGGCGCCTCGTGCATCGCGATCCAGACGCGCTGGCACCAGGAGGACCTCGCCGGCCGGCTGGCGAAGGGCGGTCTCGGCGAGGAGTGGGAGCTCGTCGAGATGCCCGCCATCCGCGACGAGGCAACCGGCGAGCCCAACGACGACGGCATCGCGCTGTGGCCGCAGGAGTTCCCGCTCGAGCGGCTGCACGTCATCCGCACGACGATGGGCCCGTACGGCTGGTGGTCGCTCTACCAGCAGCGCCCGCGGCCGCACGGCGCGCAGCTGTTTGGTGCCTACCCCGCGCTCTACGACCTGCCCGAGGTCATGGGCGCGCGTGGCGTCATCATCTGCGACCCGGCCGCGACCGCGAAGACCTCGAGCGACTACACGGCGATCGGCGTCTTCTCGGCGGTCGGCCTGGGCACGAACTGCAGGATGTTCGTGCTCGAGATCGTGCGCATGCAGGCGCCCATGACGAAGGTCATTGCCGAGCTCGCGCGCCTGCAGAAGAAGTGGCGCTACCCGATCGGCTTCGAGGTCGCCGGCGGCTTCCACGCGGTGCCCGAGATGGCGCGCACGATGCATCCCGGGCTCGACATCTTCGATGTCCCGCCGCTTGGCGACAAGGTCACGCGCGCGCAGCCGTGCGCGGCCGGCTGGGCGGACCAGCGCGTGCTGCTACCGGCGGCCGAGATGCCGTGGGTGCGGCCGTACGTCGAGGAGATGCGCGCGTTCACGGGTCTCGGCGACGTGCACGACGACCAGGTCGACGCCACGGCGCACGCGTGGAACGTGCTCTACAGGGACTCGAAGGTGCTGCCGGCGGGGTCGGTGGAGGGCGGGTGGTAGGGCAGGGTCGCGACGCACCACCACGGTCATGAAATTCATCACCGCGACCCTCTGCCTCCTCGTGCCACTCGCCATCGGATCACCGGACCTCGCGCTCGGTGCCGAACCCACCCATGACGTCGACGTCTCCTTCACCGTCGAGGCGCCGCCGCTCGACGTGGGCGTCGCCGACTTCGTCTCGTTCGACGTGGTCGCGGCCGTCGAGTTGGTCATGGTCGCGCCGCAGGATGCCGCCATGACCAAGCGCCAGCTCGTGTCGGCCAACGATCGCCTGAAGGAGCTCTACTCGAGTCGCCTCGCCGAGCCCTGGTCGAAGTCGACCCCGGGCACGGCCGTCCACGACTCCTTGCGCGAGCGAGGGCTCGTCGACGACGAGGGCAACCGACTCCACGGTGACGACGGCGAGCCCATCCCGAACGAGGGCAGGGTGGCCACGCAGGGTGGCGACCGATGCCGCTCCTCTACCGTCACCTGCTCGCGACCAGCCCCGAGTACGACGCCGACGAGTGGGCCCGCTGCGACGCGCTCTACGCCGGCGGGCGAAAGCTCCTAAAGAACCAGGCGGTCCTCCGCCAGCTCTTCCACCAGCACAACGCCGAGACGCCGCAGTCGTACGCCGAGCGCCTCGCTCGCGCCTACTACATCCCATACGCGGGGCAAGTGATTGACTTCATCGTCGCCGCGCTCTTCGGCGAGAAGCTCACGCTCGAGCTCGAAGGCGCCGCCGAGCCCGACGCGTTCTACGCCGCCTTTCAGGAGAACGTCGCCGGCGAGCTCGGGCCGAAGCTCGAGCTCCGCCAGCTGCTGCGCCGGCAGATCCTCGGTGCGCTGAAGAAGCGCCGCGCGTGGACGCTGCTCGAGCTGCCGCCGGCGCCGGCCGAGGTGCCGCTGTCGCTCTCCGACGAGGACGCGATCGGCCAGCGCGGCGTCTACGCCTGCGCGGTCGAGCCCGAGTGCGTGCGCCGGTGGAAGCGCGACCGCCAGGGGAACCTCGAGTGGGCGCTTCTCATGAGCACCGACACCGAGCGGCTCACGCTCGACGACGACGGCGTCATGGTGCGCGAGGAGTTCACGTACTACACGCCCACGGGCTGGGAGCGCTGGCGGATCGCCTACCAGCCCGACAAGCGGCCGAAGCCGGAAACGCCGGTGGCAGACATCCCGAACGTCGAGCAGACCGCAGGCACGCACAGCTTCGGCGTGGTGCCCCTGGCCTGCCTCGAGCTGCCCGAGGGCCTGCACGCGATGGGCAAGCTCGAGAGCATCGCCACCGAGCACTTCAACAAGAGCTGCGCGCTCAGCTGGGGCGAGTACAAGGGCCTGTTCCAGTTCCTCGCGTTCTTCCTGGAGCCCCCGCGGCCCGGCGACATGAGCGGCGTCACCGAGGACGTGAATCGCCACCTGGACCAGAAGATCGGCCCCGGGCGCGCGTGGCGAGGGTCGCAGGGCGATCGAGTCGAGGTCATCGGGCCGGACGCCGCACCGTTCACACACGCGCTGGAGTCGCTCAAGAACCTGCGCGACGAGATGTTCCGCGTCGTCCACTACATGAGCCTCGCCGTCGACAACAGCGGCGCGGCGCTGCAGCGCTCGGGCGCCTCGAAGGCCATCGACAAGGCGGGCGAGTCGGTCGTGCTCACTGCACTGGGCGGCTATGTGCGCGACCACGCCGTGGCGGTCATGGCCATGGCGGCGGTCGGCCGCGGCGACAAGGGCCTGAAGTGGGAAGCGCAGGGCATGGAGAGCTACGAGGACGTGTCCCTCGACGCCCTGGTCGAGCAGGAGGCCGTGCTCGAGACCATCCCGATCCCATCGGCGACGTTCCAGGTCGAGCGCAAGTACGAGCTCGCGCGCCGCCAGCTCGGCGAGCGCGCCACGCCCGAGATGCTGGAGAAGATCCACGCCGAGCTCGAGCGGGCCATCACCGCCGAGTCGCTCATGCCGGTGCTGCCCGGCGAGGTCCCGGCCGACGGGGCAGGGGCGAGCGACGAAGACGAGCCGGACGGCGAGCCCGTGCCGCCGCCGGCGAAGTCGGGCGGCGGCAAGCTCACGTACAACTCCGGGGCGTAGCCGGTGGCTCGTCGTCGCGCCGGCGCACAGACCGCGCGCGCGCTGCTCGAGCAGACGGCGGCGGAGGTCGCCAGCCTGCCCGGGCCGGCGCTGCGCGCGATCGGCCCCGTGCTCTTCCAGGCCGAGCGCGAGCTCGCCCAGGACCTGGCGAAGTGGCTGCGCACCGTGGAAAATGGGGCAGCGCGGTTTGGCGCCCAGCAGTACCGCGTGGCGCTCGTGCAGATCCGCCAGGCGCTGCGCACCGCGAAGGGCCTGAACCCGGCGCTCTTCGACGTGCTGAACTCCGCCGGCGCGGAGGCGGGCTCGCTCGCGCTGGGCCACCTCGCGCGCCAAGCCGAGCAGTTCAGCATGCTATTCGAGGGCTCGCTGCGGCCGATGCCCATCCGCCCCGCGGCCGTGCTCGCCGAGGGACGGAAGGCGCTCATCCCGCGGTTCAGGGCCAGCGCGCAGCGATACGGCGAGTACGTCACCAAGGATATCCAGCGCGAGCTGGCGGTCGGCGTGGCGCGCGGGGAGACGTTCGACCAGCTGACGCGCCGCCTCATGCGGCACGGCGGGCCGAAGGGCATGGTCACCGTACGCGGGATCGAGGGCGACCGCGGCGCCGTCTCCGAGCACATCGCCGAGGGCCTATTCCGGCGGTACCGCTCGCGCGCCGAGACGGTGGTGCGCACCGAAGTCGTTCAGGCCTACAACGTCGTCGCCCACGACGCGCTCGCCGAGGCGCACGCCGAGGACCCCGGCTACCTGAAGCGCTGGGACGCGGCGCTCGATTGGCGTCTCTGCCCGCTGTGTAGGAGCCTCGACGGCGCGGTTGCCCCGGTCGACGGGCTGTTCCCGGGCGGCTACAAGCACGCTCCAGCTCATCCTCGCTGCCGTTGTGCGCTCACGCCGTGGCACGAGGAATGGGGCACCTCCGTGCGCTCGGCGCCGCCGGAGCCCGTCATCAAGAAGGAGAGCGAGGCCGAGAAGAAGGGCGTGGCACACGAGGCCGAGGTCAAGCGGCGCCTGGGCGAACAGGATGCAGCCCGGCGCGCGCGCGAGGCAGAGCTCGAGCGGCGCCGCGACGAGGAGAAGCGCAGGCTCGAGGCCGAGGCGCGCGAGCGGGCTGCCAAGGAGGCGGCGGCGCGGGCCCTCGCGATGCGCGGGCCGAGCGCGGAGGCGCACCTTCAAGCAGCAGGCAGCAGCGCTGCCGAGCAGCAGGTCGCGCGCGACCGCGAGGCGCGCCTGCTGGAGATGCAGGCACACCCGCCCGACATCGACCGCCTCGCCGCGGCCATCGGGTCGGCCACGTCCAAGCAGAACCAGGCGATCATCCGTGAGGAGCTGGACCGCATTGTCGCTCACGAGGGTGCGCGTAGGAGTGCCGTGGGGTTCTACGACGCGGGCAGCAAGGAGATCGCCGTCGACCCCCGCCTCCCTCAGCATGCCTCGGCGGCCCACTACTGGAATGGGCACATCGGAGTCAACCCGACGACCTTCCCGCGAGCGCTCGAGTTCCTGGAGGGGTCCATGCGAGACCCGGAGTTCTACAGGCGCGAGATGACCGAGCTCCAGAGCATCGCCAAGATGCGCGCGGAGGTTGCCGCGCTGCGCGCGAAAGCTCCCAGGACGCTCACGATGCAGGAGATCCGGCGCGGCAACGAAATCGAGGCGACCATCACCCGGTTGAAGAAGTCGGAGCTCGAGATGCGCTCCATGAACGACCTGGTGCACGAGACCTACCATGGCCACAGTCCGATCACGCCGCAGGTGTACAAGTCCGGGTCGGTAGGCATGGTGGCCGAGGAGGTCAGCACCGAGCTGGCGGCGCGCGCCACGATGGAGCGCCGGTTCAACATCCCCGACCCGTTCCACTTCACGCTGGCGACGAACTACGAGTGGTTCATCAACGCCACGGTCGAGCACTCCGCACGCCTGGCGGGCGTCGACGCCGAAAGCGCCTACGTGAACCTGAAGAAGGCCTCCATCGCGGTCAAGCAGGACCACACGCTTTTGTCGGGGAATCCCGAGCAGTTCGCGGAAGTCTTTGCTGGCAAGATCGCCGATACGTACAATCTGCCGCCGCAGCGGCGCGCGGGCTTCATCGACGCGCTGAAGAAGGCATTCGAGAATGACATCCGCCACCGCAAGCCCTGAGATCCACGCCGAGGACGTTGAGCGCAACGACGTCGAGGGGGCGGTGGCCTACTACCGCCAAGAGAAGGCTGCCGGGCGGTGGGCGCCGAGCATGTACGAGATGATCTTCATGCTGCAGGACAATCCGCGCGAGCTCATCGACGCCATCTACGCGATCGAGCACGACGAGTAGGTCAGGGTCCCCGCGCACGTTCGTCTCCTAGCAGGGCACAGGAGACGACATGTTCATTCGACGGATGCTGATGGCGCCGCCCAACGACGGCAAGGGCGGCGGTGGCGCGAAGACCCCCGAGGAGATCGAGGCCGCGGAGGCGGCGCTCGAGGAGCGCATCGGCAAGGCGATCGACACGCGCCTGAACAAGGCGATCAGCGGTCACCTCACCCGGATGACCCCGAAGCTGGCCGAGACCATCGGCGCGCAGGTGCTCGCGGGGATCAAGGCCGGGCAGGGCGCCGGCGACGACGACACCGCAGATCCGCCGGACCCCACCGCGGCGAAGCCGCCGAAGGGGCAGAGCACCGAGTCCGACCAGCGCCTGAAGTCGCTGGAGAAGCAGCTCGCCGACGAGCGCAAAAAGCGCGAGCTCTCCGAGGCCAAGCAGCTCGAGACCGAGGCGAAGCGCTCACGCGGCGAGGAGGACGACGCGCTCAAGTCGGCGCTCATGGCCTCCGGCGTGAAGGACGAGGCGCGCATCCGCGCCGCGCTCCACATGCATCGCGGCGAGGGGCGCATCAAGCGCGGCGAGGACGGCGCGATCCTGTTCGTGAAGCGCACCGACGCAGGCGACGAGGAGCTGCCGCTCGCGAAGGGAGTCGCCGAGTGGGCGAAGACCGACGAGGGCAAGGTCTTCCTGCCGCCGACGGGCGCCGGCGGCTCGGGTGCCGGCCAGCAGAAGGCCGGCAACAGCGGCCAGGCCAACGGCGGGAAGATGACGAACGACCAGTTCGCCGGGAACCTGCTCGCTGCCATCGTCAATGGCAAGGTCCCCGGACAGCCGTAGTCGATTTCTCTTGAGTAGGCTTCGCGCCTTCTTGAGAACGCATAGGTAGCACCACGGTTCGCGCGAGCGGACCGCACGTACGCCACCGACGTCACAGGTGGCACACGGCCCCTCACCGGGCTGCACGCGCGTCGGGGCGACATACCGGCACCACGGTCGGCCTGTTCGGCGACTGCACGCGCGTCGCAGCGAGACAGCGGCGGAGAAGCAACCCGTTCGCACCCGGTGAGGGAATCGCCATGTCCGCCGCCAACGTCGCCGCCATTGCGGCAGTTCTGAACCAGCGCTTCGACGACGACCTGACGTCGAACATCAACCGTTCGACGCCGGTCTTCCAGATCCTTCCGGTCAAGAAGGCCAACTCGCCCGTCCTCCAGTGGGCCGAGAAGTTCGGCACCGCGGCGACGCCCGCGACGGCCGCGCTCGCCGACGGCGCCGCGGTCGTGACCTTCAACTCCGACACCAAGGTGCCGGCGCTGCTGGACTACACGACCTACCACGACGCGTTCGGCGTCACCGGCATGGCCGTCGCGAAGGCCGCGGCCGCGGGCAACCCGCAGCAGATCGCCAACCTCTTCGAGGAGGAGATGCGCGAGTCGATCCCGCGCCTGGCGATGGCCGTGGCGCAGGACATCTACTCGGGACCCGGCACGGGCAACCGCATGCTGGGCATCACCGCCACCGCGGGCGGCACGCGCGCGGCCGGCACCTACGCCGGCATCAACCGCGGCACCTTCACGCAGTGGAGCGGCAACGAGCTGGCGAACGGCGGCATCCTCCGTCCGCTCTCGATCGCGCTCATGCGCCGGATGCGCACCACGATCTACGTGGCGTCGGGCCTCAAGCCCGACTTCATCCTGTGCTCGCCGGCCATCTTCGAGGTGTACGGCAACCTCCTGGGCGACAAGCGCCGCTACATGGAGGACGTCACGCTCCGCGGTCGCAAGATCGTGCTCGACGGCGGCTACCAGGTGCTGGAGTTCGACGGCATCCCGCTGATCGAGGACGTGAGCTGCCCCGACGCCATGATCTTCGGCAACAGCCGCTACATGGACGTCTTCCAGCTGCCCTCGCCCGAGGACGCGATCAACCGCGCCATGGGCCAGGTGGAGCTCAAGGGCACCGAGGAGACGCAGTACGGCGAGACGAACACCAAGCTCACCGCGCGCTGCCAGCCGCTGCAGATCGGCGGCGATCTCTACAACTTCGCGAATTACTGCTACCCGCAGGTCCGCGTGAAGCGCCCGCAGGCGACGGGCTACCTGACGGACCTCCAGACCTAGTCCCTTTCGCTCGTCGAAGACGACGGGCGGGCACAGAAGGAGCGCAGGACGATGGCGACGAAGACGATCCGCTACAAGAACCCCACCGGCGACACCATTCGCGCGGATGGAATCCTTCCCGGCCCCGTGGGCCCCGGTGAGGAAGTCGAGGTGCCGGAGGAATACTGCCGGCGCCGCCAGGCCACGGTCGAGGGCAAGTACCGCGACCCGCTCATCACCCAGCTGGCGCCGCAGCTCATTCCCGTCGATGACGTGAGCAAGCTGCCGGTCCTCCCGCTGGTACCGCCGAAGGCGTCGCCCACGGTTGCCGACTTCGAGGCGCAGGGCCTCGCGCCCGGCGTCGCGGAGATCGCCGCGCAGCAGGCCGCCAAGAAGGCGGCCGCCAAGCCCAAGGCGAGGGCGGACGAGTAGGCCATGGCGTTCACGCTGCCAGAGCGCCAGTCGGTGCGGAAGTACCTGGGCTGGTCCGGCCGGTACTACCAGACCGACTCGCGCCTCGAGCAGGCGATGAACGCCATCGCGACCGAGACCGAGACCGAGATTCGCGTGGAGCTCACGCGCATCGCGAGCCTCGAGACGGAGATGGACGCCGCACGTCGCCGCTGGAAGGCGGCGAAGGTGGGCTCCATCGAGCTGCAGGGGGCGACCGAATTCGGCCTCCTCCGCAGTGCAGGACGCCAGGCGGCGGGGCGCATCGCCTCCATGCTGGGCGTCGAGATCCGGCACGACGCGTTCAGCGCCACGGGGCCGAGTGGCTCCATGTCCCTGGACGGTTTCTCGGGCGGCGACAACTGGCTGCCCATCGGGTGATTTCTTCCGGCGCGCGCGCGGCGCCTCTGACCTGTGCCCCAGAGGTGCCGCGCGTGGCACCGGGTTCTTGAAGGAGAACGACCATGGCTCGCCGACCCGTTACCAAGACCCTCGCGGTTCCCGCCAGCGTCGCCGCCGGCGCCGCGCAGGACGTGTCCCAGATCTTCGAGTTCGATGGCTGGGTGACCGTGACCGGCACCTTCGTCGCCACCCTGCAGGTGCAGCTGTCGAACGACGGCGTCACCTGGGCGCAGGACGGTGCGAACATCAGCGCGCCCATCGTCCAGAAGGTCTCCGGGCGGGCGAAGTTCATCCGCATCAACACCTCGGCCTTCACGAGCGGCGTCCCGGCTGCCTCGCACTACGGCATCGAGACGCTGCCGGAGGTCTGAGCCGTGGCTCAGGTCCACGCCTACGTCCTGGCCGTCCCCGCGTCGGTCGCCGCTGGTGGCGCGATCGACCTGTCGAAGTACGACCGCAAGACGGTCTACGTCGACGGGACGTTCGTCGCGACCATCCAGATCCAGATCTCGCCGGACGCCACCGGCGCGCGCTGGTTCAACGAGGGCGCGCCCATCACCACGGCGGGCTCGACGCTGGAGATCACCAAGCCCTGCATGCGCATGCGCGCGAACACCACCGCCTTCACCAGCGGCGCGCCGGTGGCCACCGTCGACGCTGTCCACGCCCTCGGGTAACCCATGCCCGGGTCAGCCCTCCTCGACCCGCAGAACCTCGTCGACGACCTGCTGAGCGTCATCGACGACGTTCGCGGCGACCTCCATCCCGCGCTCGGCGTGCGGCAGTTCCGCGTCTTCACCGTGCTGCGCACGTGGTCGGGCGAGGAGCGCGGCGATGGAACCTTCAACGAGGTCGAGACCGAGCTCACCCCGCAGCCGCTGGTCGAGGCCTTCAAGCGCGTCGACCGCCTCGAGCCCTCCGGCCTCGACGAGGCCGACGTCGTGCGCGTGAGCGAGCTCTCGCTGACGTACACGGAGGCGGAGATCACTGGCCCCGGGCGCCAGCGCACGGAAGAGTGGCTGATCCGCATCAAGGACGCCTACGGCCAGGGCATCCGGGTTCGCGACTTCGTGCTCGAGGGGTCGCCGTGGCCGGACCGCACGAAGACCATCGGCTGGACGTTCAACCTCCAGCGCGCCAGCGATGCAGAGGCGCTCTGATGACGACCATCCATGTCACGCCGCGCCAGCTCGCCGGCCTGCTGAAGCAGCAGCAGAAGGACTTCCCCAGGGCGGTGACCGCTGGCCTGCGCGCCGGCGCGCGCCGCGGCCTGGCCCACCTGCCCGGCAAGACGCCGACCGACATGGGCCAGCTCCGCAACTCCTGGAAGATGGCCGGCGACCGCGTGCCGCGCCTGTTCAACGACGCGCCCCATGCCGGCATCGTCGAGCAGGGCGCGCGGCCGCACCGGGTGAGTGCCGAGGGCATGGAGGCGCTCCAGCAGTGGGCCATGCGCAAGCTCGGCGTCGACGAGGTCGAGGCGAAGCGCATCGCGCAGGCGATTGCGTGGCGGCTGCGCACGCGCGGCCAGGCGCCCACCTTCTTCGTGCGCGCCGAGATCCCCGAGCTCCTGCGGCTCGCCGAGGCCGAGCTCGACCGCGAGATGAAGAAGGCGATCGAGAAGCCACCGCGGGGGAAGCGGTGACCGTCGTCGCAGTCAGGACCCACGCGCTCGCGCGCCTGGTCGCCGCGCTCGAGCTCGCGTGCCCGGCGCTCAAGGACCGCATCACCGTCGAAGCCGACCGCGACGAGGCCATGAAGTGGCCCAAGCTCGGCGTCCGCATGGTCCGCGCGCCCTTCAAGGCCTACGACCGGCGCAAGGTTGTGCAGGACGCCGGCGCGACGGTCTTCGACGTCGGCCACTTCGCGCCGCTCGTGCAGCTGCGCCTGGGCGCGCCCACGCAGCGCCAGCGCGTCGACCTGGGCGAGCAGCTGCTCGGCGCCTTCCTCGGCACCGGCTACCGCCCGGGCATCCTCGTCACCGACCTGCCCGAGTGCTTCGGCACGGTGGCGGCTTGGGAACTCGACGACGAGGGCTGGAACGACGAGATGGCCTTCGACAAGAAGTTCTGGTCCGTCATGACGCTCAGCGGGTGGATCCCTGCGCTCGTACGAGTGCCCACGTACACGCTGAGCGACCTGCGCATCGCGTTCACCGAGGACATGACCAGCACGACCCCTGCGGTCGAGACGGTTCGCGTGAACGAAGACGGCACGCTGACGAAGGTGCCCTGATGGGTCAGGGTAGCGACGCAGGTTGGCTGCCGTGAACCTGCTCGACCTTCCAGAGCGCCTGCAGTCGAAGATCGTGCCGGAGCCGATGAGCGGCTGCTGGCTCTGGATGGGCGCGCTCCAGGACAACGGCTATGGCTGCGATAGCGCGCGTAAGACGTATCGGAAGGCCGCGAACTCTCCAGGCTGGCGACCCGATTCCAAGACACATTGCGCCGATGGCCACGAGTACCCACCCGGGTCTCGTGTCTGTAAGCCGTGCAGCCGCCGAAGGGCGCTCGAGCGGTACTACCGCAAGAAGGGGGAACGCTGATGCCGGGGGTGTTTTTCACTAGCGATCCATCCCAGTACACCGCGCTCGAGGGCGTCTACGTCACCGAGCAGAATCCGCCGGGCGCTGTCCAGGGCGTGCAGCTCAACACCGTCGGCATCGCCGGCGCGTGCGTGCGCGGCCCGGTCGACACCCCCATCGAGATCACCTCCTTCGGCCGCTTCCTCGAGGTCTTCGGCGGCCGCGACTACACGGCGGACGGCTCGGGTGGCGCCATCATCGGCGAGGTCTGGAAGTTCTTCCTCTCCAACCCGCTCGGCAAGGTCATCGCCGTGCGTGCTGCGGCAGCGGCCGCCGTGAAGGCCTCGTTCACGCTCGAGGATGCTGCCGGCGGCGCGGGCGTGCAGATCGTGCGCGTCGACGCTTCGAGCCCCGGTGCCTGGGGCGGCAACACGACCGCCGGTGCCGCGACGGGCGTGAAGCTCAAGGTCGAGGCCGCCACCGACGGCACGTCGGGCAAGTTCAACCTGCGCGTGAAGTACCTCGGGCAGGTGAAGCTCTACGAGAACCTCGACCTGCGCGTCGGCACCGACAACTCGCTCCTCGTGCTGGGCGACGACCCGGGTAACTTGATCACGCTCACCAAGCTCGCCGACGGCACGCCGCTCACGGTGGGCATGGCGGGTCTGGATGTCGACGGCTACATCACGCTCGGCCAGACCGTGGCGTCTTTCGTGGCGGTGCTCGGCGCCGACGGCGCGATCGCCGACACCGACTACACCGCCACGAACCGCGCCATCGACCAGCTCGCCGCGTACAGTGGCATCGCGGTCATGCTCGTCGCCGAGCGGGCGGGCGCCGTCATCAACGCCGCCCTGAAGGCCAAGGCCGCGGTGTCGACGGACCGGATGTACCTGATCTGGAACGGCACCCACGCGACCGCGAAGGCGGCCGTGGTCTCCGACGCCGTGAGCTACCGCGACACCGAGGGGCGTCTCGTCTACTGCTTCAACAGCCCGTACAAGACGGACTCGCAGACGGGCGCGTCGATCCAGGTGCCGCCGCACCACCAGATGGCTGCGTGCTTCAGCCAGACCGCCGTCGACCAGCACGTCGGGTCGAACCGCACCAAGGCGGTCAACGCGGGCGTCACCAAGCTCACGTTCGAGACGCTCACGCGCGACGACTACAAGGACCTCAAGGCCGCCGGCGTCTCGGCGCTCGAGCGCCACGCCACGGGCGGCTTCGTCTTCGTGTCGGGCGTGACCACCTGCCTCACGTCGGGCAAGCAGGAGATCGCGCGGCGCCGCCAGACCGACTTCCTGCAGCTCTCGATCGCCGCGCGCCTGGTCGACTACGTCAAGGAGCCCAACACCGAGGACCTGCGCTCGGACATGGGCGGCGAGGTCGTCTCGTTCCTCGACGGCTTCAAGCGCTCGCAGCGCATCGTCGCCGCCTTCGCGGTGGACCAGGGCGCCACCGTCAACAACGACACGCAGCGCGCCGCCGGCCTGGAGTTCATCCAGACGCGCGTGCGTCTCATCGGGCACGCGCTCGGCATCGTGCTCAAGACCCAGATCGGAACGGGCGTTACCATAGCCGCCGACGCGGCTTAGCGCCGAAGGTACTCGGCCGCGCGGATACAAATGTCCGCCGAGTCCTTCAGGTTACCGATGCCGCGATTGCAGG